AATGAAGGGGGCCGATATCCGCGAGGCCCGGAGGGCGGCGGGTGCGGACATGGCCCGCGCAGCCCTCACCCCGTTCATCACAACCGGCGACGGCAAGGTTGGATCGTTTGCCTTGATCCAGGGGCAGCAAGATTTTTTCACGATGGCATTGCAATCAGCCGCCGACATGATCGGCAAGGTCATGAGCCACGGGTCAAGCTCCATCATTCAGCGCCTGTGCGGCTGGAACTATGACCGCTCCGAGGGCTTCCCCAAGCTGACGCCTGGCAGCATCTCAATCGGGGATCCTGCGGCCCTCGTCTCTGCAATCAAGACCGCCGCCGAGGCGGGTGCATTGCTTCCTGACCGTGGGATCGAGGAGGCCGTCCGCGCTGCGCTGGGCTTGCCCGAGATGCCCGAGCACGAGTCCAAGGAGGAGATGGAATACCGGCTCAAGAATCGGGAGCCCACCGAGATCATCGACGTCGAAGAGGACAAGGAGATCACCGAGGAGCCCGCACCCAAGGCCGCGCCCAAGGTCGCAGAGGTCACCGACGACCAGGCCGACAAGATCGAAGAAGAGGGCGAGGCGATGGAGAAGCTGGCCGAGCTTCCTGGCCGGCGAGCCGTCAACGGTCGAGAACTGCGGGACTTCGAGAAGGTGGTGCGCTTCGATGAGACCCTGGCCCCAATGCAGGGCGTGAAGCAGGCGATGGCCCAGGCCGCTCAAGACTGGCGCGAGGCGATGGCCCCGAAGTACGCCGAGCGGATGGCGCGCGCCGGCGACCTGCTGGCGATGCGCTCGGTGGACGTGCCCGACCTCGGCAAGCTGGGCGAGGCGTTCCGCGTCGAGCTGCGGCGAGCCTACCGGGCGGGCCAGGGCTCAGTCAGGGAAGAGATCGACCGGATGGTGGCACAGCCCGAGCTTGCCCAGGCCATCGAGGAGGGCGACTTCGAGACGACCCGAGACGGGATCGAGGTCGAGTCCCCCGAGGCCGTGGCCGTGCTGTCTCAGTGCGCCTTCTCCTGGACCGGCCAGAAGCTGACGGGGCTGCGCTACATCATGAGCCTGAGTGACGACCCGCGCCTGCTCCTGGCCCGCCCGAAGAAGGCCCGCAAAGTCAAGGCCGGCAAGCCCGACGCCCCAGGCGAGTCGGTGGCGGACGACATCATCCCCGAAGACGCCGTGGAGAACGTGGCCCGGACCTCGGCCCTGGCTGCCGGTGACCGGGTGAAGACCGCGAGCATCACCGCTGTACAGTCTGCCGCCATCGGTGGCGTCTTGCCTGCCGAGGCCATTGCCGCCACGGTGGCCGGGGCGGTGACCTCGCTCTCTCCCGGCGCTGACCTGGTGGCAGCCCAGCGGGACACGAACACGATCTTCGGGCTGGGCCGCATGCAAGAGGCCAGGGCCGAGGGTGTCGAGGGCGGGATCCGCTCCGCGATGCTGGAGTCGACTACCTGCCAGGTCTGCCTCGGCAAGGACGGGGCTCCGTTCTCGATGGAGGAGATCGATTCCTGGGCGACCCCGGACCCGGACTGCCTGGGTGGGGACCAATGCAACTGTATCCTGATATTTCTAAAATCCTGAATGATTTCAAGCACTTAGGGGGCTAGACAATGACCGACCAAATGAGCCTGGCCGAATGGACGGGCGCCTATATCAACGACCTGCCGGACTCGGCCTTCCTGTACATCGCCCCGGGAGGTGAGAAGGAGGGCGGCAAGACCAAGCCTCGGAGCCTGCGCTACTTCCCCGTCCGAGACGCAGCGGGCAAGGTTGACCTCCCGCACCTCCGCAACGCCATCGCCCAGGCGCCCAAGGCGAAGCTCCCCGCCGCGATCATCGCGGAGGCCCAGGCGAAGGGCCGCAAGATGCTGCGCGCCGAGTCCGAGGACATGGCCGAGAAGGACGAGGACGAGGACGGCATCAAGAACAACCCCGGCAAGCACGGCCCTCACGGCGGGGGCCGCAGTCTGGCCGAGGTCTACGTGGGCGCCCCTTATCTCCTGGCCGACGGCCCCCAGAGCTGGGTTGAGGTCGTGCGGTCTGGGAAGTTCTACGGCAACACCGGCCCCAACCCGCGCAAGGTCGAGCTGACCGAGGACGATATCTACTCGATGGCCCGGACCTATGACCAGGTCATGGGTGAGCAGTGGTTCAGTGATGGCGCTCCGGTGGGCTACAACCACGCGCAGGCGATGGGCGACCGGACCCCCGAGGCGACCAGGGCGGCAGCTCGGATCCAACGGGTCGAGGTCAGGCCCAACGACCACGGGGGCTTGAGCCTCTGGGGTCTGTTCAGCTGGACCGGCGAGGGCGCTGGCCGCGTCGACGCGGGAGAGTTCAGCGCAATCAGCGCGGAGCTGGTGCCCCCGAGATCAGCGATGAGCAAGCTCACGGGCTCGCCGCTGGGTGGCTGGGCGCTGGTCGGGGCGACTTTGACCAACGCTCCTTTCATTCCGGGTATGCAGGCACCCGCCGCGTCTGGTACGCTCGCCGCAAGTGAATCGATGACCAACCGGATCTACCTGTCTGAGGCGGGGCCGGAACGCAAGGAGAACCCCAGAATGTCTGACCTTCTCGTCCAGCTGGCCGAGGCCACCGGGCTCCCGACCGAGGCTCCCAAGCTTTTGGCCGAGGTCCGGCGCCTTCAGGAGGACGCCGCCAAGGTGGCCGTCCTAACTGAAACTCTCGAAACTGCCACCCAAGAGGTCGAGTCCCTGCGGACCCGGAACGTGCTCCTTGAGGACCGCGAGAAGACGCGCACCCTCGACGCGGCGTGCTCCATCGGACGCATCGCGCCGACCGAGCGCGATCAGTTTTGGAAGGTCCTGGAGACCCTGGGCGAGGACGACACTCACCGCCTGTTCACCGAAGGCCGCGTCCCCGTGGGTCGTGACTCCTCCGAGCAGGCACCCGCCGAAGCCGCCACCACCGACGCCGTTGACGCCTTCGTGGCGCTGATGGATCGGTTCATGAGCGAGGGCAAGTCCGAGGTCGAGGCTTGGCAGCTCGCTGCCCAGGCGAACGGCTCCACCCTCTATGTTGAGGAGAACTAGACAATGGCATCTGCAATCCCCGGAATCGTCGCGACCCTCATCTCGGCTGCCGACTACAGCGCGACCCCCTATCGGCTCGTCTATGTATCCGCCGCTGACACCGTAACTCGATGCGCCAACGCCTCGCTCCCGGCCCAGCGCCCTATCGGCATCCTGACCGATGAGGTGGGCGCTGCCTCTGGTGACCCTGTCTCAGTCCAGATGGGCGGAATCGCCAAGCTTGAAGCCGGGGCCGCTATCTCGGCTGGGGCTGCCGTCTGCACCGAGAGCGATGGGAAGGGCGTCGCGACGACCACCGCCGCTGACTTTTGCGTTGGCATCGCTCTGGAGGCGGCGTCGGGTGACGGAGTCATCTTCTCGGTCGCCATGCTCCCCCACACCTACACCGCATAGTCTGGAGATTCTGACCCATGGCAAATCGCGCAAATCTCGGAGTCGACCGGATCCTTTCCCGTTGGACTCTCCTCCTCAAGAATCGCCCGAACATGTTCGTGGCCGACAGATGCCTGCCCCAAAGCGTTGTCAACCACCCTCGGGGCACCTACTACACCGTAGATCCGGGGATGTCCTACGCCTCTCCCGGCTATGGTTTGCTGCGTACCAGTGGGGCCGACTTCCGGCGGATCACGACGGACGTGAGTCAGAGTTCTTTGTACACTTTGGCCGAGTACGGAATCGAAAGTACGGTCGACGACACGGACCGGGAGTTCGCCGGTTCGGACGCTCTGGACCTGCGCCAGGCTGCTACTGAGATCGCGTGGAACGCCGCCATGATCGAGCGTGAGCGGGACTTCGCGGCCCTGCTCTTCTCGACCTCGACGTTCAGCGGTTATACGGCAGCACTCTCGGGCGGCACTGAGTGGGACAATTCGTCATCGTCGCCCATCGATCAGGCCGATACCGCGTGCGAGTCCATCCGCCAGAACACGGGCGTGCCCCGCTCGGAAGTCTCGCTTCTGGTGGGCGCCAAGGTCTGGGAGGCCCTGCGCAAGAACGCAGCCCTCACCGACTTCTACAAGAACGTGATTGCCGGCAAGACGCACCTCGACGAGGCTGCGGTTGCTAGCGCGCTGGGGATCAAGGAAGTCATCGTGGGCTCTGCTGTCGGCAATTCGGCAGTCGAGGGCGCGACGAAGTCCATGGCGAATCTGTGGGGCAAGTTCGCCCTGTTTTATCACAAGGTCGACGCCCCCCGAGCACTCACCCCGCACGGCGTCGGCGCCTGCTTCACGATGGCTGGCCGACAGGCTGGCCGGGTGGAGCGGTTCCGCGAGGAGCCCCGGTCCGAGATCATGCTGGTCAGCTGGCTGGAGGCCCGCGTGGTCACCAACGCCAGCGCCGGCTATCTCTTCAGCACGGCAGTGTCCTAATGAAGGTCTGCGTCTGCGCAGGCCAGAAGGTCATCCAGGGGGGCGTCTCGCATTGCGCGGGCGCCGTCCTGGAGCTTTCGTCCGCCGAGGCCGAGGCTATGATGGCCGTCGGCGTCGTTGAGAAGGTCAAGGCCCCCGCCAAGAAGAAGGCCGCGCCGAAGAAGAAGGCGAAGGCCGAGGGGGCTGAGTGATGAAGCTGGTCGCCTGCTGTCCCCTGTCTGTCGATGGCGTCAAGATCTCGCCCGGTGACGCCTTCGAGGCGACCGACTACAGCGGGGCCAAGCTCATCGCCCGAGGCGCAGCCAAGGCCGCGCCCAAGGGCAAGTCCAAAGCGAAGAAGAAGGCCGAGGACAAGGCCGAAGGATAGGGGAGCCCCGTGGCCTACAACGCAGACCTTGCCACGGCGACCTCGATGGCTCCTCAGCTCGGGACGCTGACCAGTTCCACCACGCCCACCGTCACCCAAGCGAATGTGATTTGGGCGCGGGCCTACGACCAGGTCCAAGCGGCCCTCCTCTCCAATGGACTCAGCAGCACGGTGACCGCGTCCAGCGTGGCCGCAGGCTGGGCTCAGCGCGCCGAGATGTTCCTGGCCTCAGGTCAGGTGCTGATGGCGAAGGGCTCCATCGGGGTCAACGCCGAGAGCACCGCGCCCGCCCTGATCAAGATGGGCGAGACGATGCTGGGGAGCCTGCCAGACATCCGACAGATGCTCATCGACAACGGTGGGTCGGAGGACAAGGGTGGGGCCGATAGCCGCATGGGGTCGCACTGGACCAGGGCGAAGAATCCCGAGTGGGACGCGACCCCCGGCGGCCCTGACGTGCCCTACGCGGCGACTCCGATCTTCCCTGACGGCTCGGACCTGTAACCGTGGCCGGGCTCAGCCTCTCCCCGGGGATGTCTTCAGCCCGTGGGCGCCTGGGCGGGCGCGGGGCTGCGGGCTTCGTCCTGGAGATGGAGCCAGACGCCCGCGACATCCAGATGGGATTCTCTCGGTGGGCCAGCAAGGTCGACAACTGGGGGCCTGCGTTCAAGGACGTAGTCGAGCTATTCCACAAGCACGAGAAACGGCACTTCCGCACGTCTGGCCGCTCGACGGGAAAGAAGTTCGAGAAGCTCTCCAAGAAATACAAAGCTTGGAAGAGCAAGCACTACCCGGGTCGCCAGATTCTGGTGCTGCGCGGGGCGCTCCGATCAGCCCTGATTCATGGCGGCTCGGGTACAGACGGAATCGCCAAGATCACCCGGGACAGTCTGGTGGTTGGCGTGCGCCCAGGGACCAAGACAGCCGTCTACGCCAGGGCGCACAGCCTCGGTGAGGGCTTCATGCCAAAGCGCCCCCCTGTCAGGTTTGATCCCACGGTCCACACTCCCGCGCTCAACCAGGTCGGGCACATCGGAGCGAAGATCCCCCTCGGCTCGGCCATCGCTCAGATCTTCCAGGTCTACATAGTCAAGGCCCGCAAGGATGCCCACGCGGACAAGCTCTTCGCAGACCGCTACGACTGGCGCAAGATGCGCCGGGGCGTGATGCGCCTGGGCGGGAAGACGAAGTAGATGGCGACCTTCACCGAGCGCGCCGTGGATGCGGTCAACGCCCTGCTGACCGACGGGACCTACGGGCTCAACGCCGTGACCTTGCCCGCGATGCGGACGGACCTGAGCATCACAACCGCCGAGCTTCCCGACGTCGCCACCTTCGAGGCGTGGTATCACCGGGCCGAGCAGGCCAACGCCTTCCCGTATATGTCCATCGTGGTCAATAGCACCAGCGGGGAGATGGAGCCCAACTCCCGCTTCTACCGGGTGACCTTCGACCTGGGTCTGGTGGTGTTGGATCAAGACATCGCCGGCAATGAGGTGGACGTGCTGACCGCCGGGTGGCGATACGGGGACGCCATCAAGACGATATTCCAACGCAGAACGAGCGCGGGCGGTCAAGGCTGGACTCTGGCTAACGCGAGCGGCATCATACGGGCGACGGTGACAAGTCAACAGGTCGGAGCAGATCCGGGCCTGTCGGTGCCCAACGTCGCGCTACTAACCACCGTCGAGGTCGTGACCTCAGAGGAGTATTGAGATGGCATCTGGACCGAAAGTTGATATTGGGCGCGATCTCGTTGCCTTCGCTGCCACCCAATCGGCCTTCAAGGTGTCGGACACCGCTGGAGAGTCCTACCCCGAGGCCGTCGATGCGCTTCGCGTGATCACCGGGAGCGCCGGAGGAACGATCCCCACCGCCCCCCGTGAGGACAAGTTCGGGACAGCCACCGCAGTCCCTGGCATCGAGGGCAAGCGCACCGCCGAGGGCTCGCTTGAGGCCTATGTGATGCCGAGCGGGACGATCACGACAGTCCCCGACATCGGAGCAGATCTCCTCGTCTCGGGCGGATGGTCCGAGATGGACCTGAGTGGCGCGGCCACGACTATCAACGGAGGCGGCTCCACCAAGGTGCGGCTCGACGTTACCAGCGTGTCGGGGTTCAAGGTGGGCGGCGGCGTGCTCGTGGAGACCTCGGCCACCTCGGAGCTGTACGAAGCGCGCCGGATCGTCACAGTAGACGCGGGCGGGCCGGCTCTCGTGATCGAGCCCCCGTTGACTTTCGCCCCGGCGGACACGTCCAAGGTTCAGGGCGCAATCGCATACAAGCCCTCCGACACGCGGGACACCTCCGAGTCTGCCCTCACCCTGTGGCTCTGCAACAACAACAGCGCCGACCGGGTCGCCTCCTGGATGCCCAGCTCGTACAGCTTCACGATGGGCGGCGAGGACGCGGCGCGGGTGAGTATCTCGGGCTCTGGTCGAGAGCATGATCGGCTCTTCGCCACAGGCATCAATGGGACGCTGGCGACCTCGGCCACTTCGGTCACCGTTGACAACGCGCTTGCCAGCTCGGGCGACCTGCTGAACACCTATTGGCTCTTGGACGACGGGAGCACCGCGAACGAGGCGGTCAAGGTGACTGGGATATCCGGGACGACCTGGACGATCACGCGAGGCGCCGTGTCGGGCTACCCCGACCCCGGCAGCACCTGGCCTGACAGCACCACGATGGTCCCCTTCCGGCCGACTGGCACTTATGCGGGAGCCCCGGTCCCGGCCACCTCTGGTCAGATCGTCTTCGCTGAGTACGGCGGAACCACGGCGACCGAGCTACAGGCGAACGCCACCACGCTTGACTGCTCCTTCGGCGTCACGACCAGGGACGACATCCAAGGTGACTCGTTTAAGGCGGGCGGCTATGTGATGTCCCAGCGCGAGGTCCGAGCAACCCTGAGCGGGTGGACCCTCAAGTCTTCCTCGATGCTTGCGGCAATGCAGGCATTCGGAAGCACCGCCGTCGCCGGGTCTGGCTCGCAGCAGCTCTCGGTGGCCTGCGTCTCGGGCCAGAAGGTCGGCTCGATCTTCGGATGGGTCGCTCCCCGGCTCCGCGCCGAGGATGTCAGCCTGGACCGTGGGGCCGAAGAGGTCTCCCTGGACATCACCGGACTGTGTGAAGGCACCAGCAGCGGAGCTGACGAGATCATCATCATCTTCGGATAGCAACAACAACCAACCAGAGGGAGCGCCCCCAATGGAAGTCAGCAAATGGAAACGCCGCAGGTATACGCCCGCCTGGGGCGGGAATCAGGAAGAGGACGAGCCCTGCGTGGTCGTCTTCGCCCCTCCGAGCGTCGGGTGGATGGCCCGCTGGCGGGAGCTTGCATTGCAGGCCCCCAACATCGACGCGGACAAGCTCTCAGAAGAGGGCTACCTGGACACCCTGGGAGACTGGACGAAGGGGCTGCAATGCTTCCGGGACGAACTCCTGGAGGACCTGGTCTTGGCCGTCGAGAACCTGACCACCGACGGGAAGGCGATCTCACTCGAAGACGCCTTGGCGTTCATCCTCGACAACGAGGGGCTGCGCGAGGAGATCTTCACCGAGATCTTGTCCGAAGGGACGGTGACTCAGAGCCAGGGAAAAGACTCCGAGTAGGTCTCCAGTACTCGGCCCACCCCGACCCGTCCCCCGAGCAGCGCGATCTGTGGGGCGACGACTGGAACGGCTGCAAGCTCTGGGGGTCCTGCCAGGGCACGCGCTGCCGTGGCGAGGGGAAGCCGTGGAGGTCCCCCGTCAAGTATCCCCGCCAGAGGCCCGCAGGCGTCCATCCTGAACGCTCCCGGGCCGACTCTTGCCCCAACACCCACGTCAAGCCCGGGGAGTGGCGCATTCTGCGCCTGTGGAGCGCGTGGCGTCAGCTCGGGGGGATGCCCTCTCCCGGCTCCGTCGAAGAGCAAGAGGCCCGGCTGGTCGATGCGTTCGCCGTCCTGGACGGTGAGCAGGATATGATCCAGGCCTACCACGAAGAAGAAGCAATGCGCCGAGCGCGCAGCAGGAGCAAGTGACATGGCCGAGACCAACGCCCTCATGATTCGGATGAAGCTGGCCGGGGCCGCAACGGTTCAGCGGGGGCTTAAGGCGACGGGCCGGGCCGCGCAGGGGATGGGCCAGGGGATGGGCCGAGCGCGCGCGAGCGTGGCGAGCCTGGGCGCCGCGCTTAACCCTGTCGTGCTGGGGACCGCTGCCGCCGCCGCTGGGATGCTCGCGGCCAAGGAGGCGTTCGTTGGGACCATCCGCGCAACGCTGGCCCTTGCCGAGCGACTCGATGAGATCGGGAAGAAGGCGAAGGCAATCGGCGGCGTCTCTGCCGAGTCCTTGCAGGAGATGGTCGGGGCCTTCGAGCTTGCAGGGATCGCCTCAGAGCAGAGCATCAAGTCGATGCAGAAGCTCAACCAGAGCACCGGCGAGGCGATGCGCGGGACCAAGACCTACACCGACGCGTTTAAGGCCCTCGGGCTTGAGGCCGGCAAGGTGGCGCGGATGCCCCTTCGGGAGCGGATGCTCGCCATCGCGGACGGAATGGGCCGCATGGGAACTCAGGCGGAAAAGGCCCAGGTCGGCGCGCTGCTCTTCGGTAGAGCGTGGAAAGACCTGGTCGTTGGGATGGGGGACAAGGCCACGCTTGAGTCCGCGATCAAGGACATCTCTCGATTTCATGTCGCATCTGACGAGGCCGTGCGGAATTCTGAGGATCTACAGGACGCGATCTTGCGGTCAAACAAAGCCTGGGAGGCGATGAAGACCGAGGCCCTTGAGCCGTTGATCCCAATGTTGACCGGGGTGTCGAACGGCTTTGCCAACATCGTCACAGACATGAGCGATGATGGCGAGATCGGACAGGTCGGGATCAACCTCGCTCAGTCGTTCGAGCCGTTCTTCCTGTCTGTGGTCAGGATTACCGGGGAGCTGAGGAAGCTATTCGAGGTCTATATGATTCTCGGGGACCTCACAATCGGCGCGCACCCCCTTCTCGGAGAGGGCTGGGATCCTGTCGAGGGGATGAAGGACGCCGCCGCCAGGATCGGCAACATCACCGAGGCGTTCGAGAAGATAAACAAGGAAACCGCCGAGTTCAACGACACGTTCGAGACCGCCATGGAGGAGGCGAGGAAGGCAGCAAGCATCCCTGCGGAAGACCTCACCCCGGGCGGGGGCGATCTCCCGGCAAGCATTGACGCCATCGCTGACAGCTACAAGAAGGTCACCACTCAGATCGAAAGGTTCCAGGCGTCCCAGCTATCCCTACACGACCAGCGCGCAGCGGCCCAGGAGGCGGTGATTGCCAACTTCGAGCGCGAGATGAAGGCCGCCGAGACCAGCGGCAGGAGGATCGACCACTACGCCACGCAGGCGGCGGCGAAGAAGGCTCGGCTTGAGGGGGTCGAGCCCAAAGCAGTGTTCATCGAGAACATCGTTGACAAGAAGCGCCAGCAGGCAGCCATGGATGCCCTGGCTGCCCAGCTGGACGCCCTGAACGCGATCTACGACGCGAAGGAGAAGGCCGCGAGGAAGTCACGAGCAGCCGCCACGGTTGACCCGCTGGCCGACCTGAAGAAGCAGAAGGAAGCCCTACTAGCGGACGCCCACGCCTATGGGGAGAGCCTGAAGACCAAGGAAACCCTCCTGAAGGATAGTCTGAAGCAACGGAACGATCTGATCGCTGAGCTAAAAGCGAAGGGGCTGCTGGCGGGTGA